ACCGGTTGTGTTTGCATCACCCGCAAAGTACCCGATAAAAGTGTTTGCAGAACCTGTCGTGTTCCCATAACCAGCACAAACTCCCACAAAAAAGTTATTGGAGCCGGTGGTATTTAAGTACCCGGCGCATAACCCTGCGTAAAAATTGCAAGAACCACTGTTAGCTACGGATGCTGTAGCTCCGTAACCCGCCCTACAACCAAGGTATATGTTGTCCGAACCGGTTGCCGTGTACGCTGTTTGATAGCCAACAGTAAAGTTATTTGTTCCGGTAATATTTAAATAATTAGAATAATAACCAACGTTAAAGTTGTTATTGCTCGTTGTCCTACAATATCCAGCTCTCTCACCAAGAGCGACGTTATAGCATCCCGTTGTTCCAAGACGCCCAGTTAAATCTCCCACTGCAATATTATGAGATCCGGTTGTATTGGCGCAGCCAGCTAAACACCCTAAAAATAAATTATCTGTGCCCGTATTAACATTTGAACTGCCAAGCGTATTGGTGATGAAGTTAAACCCATCGTCCATGAATACGGAACGTTCGGCGGGATAGGTTAGAAATACGTCTTTAGTACCAGCCGCTAGATTGAGTATGCTACCAGTAGAAGACTCCAGCACCGTGTCTCGGGAAAGCGTTGTTCCACTAGAAGTGTAAGTGCCAATACCAACTTCCCAGGCTGTGCCGTCAACTATGGTGTAGAACGTTTTGTTGGTATTGCCAACAACTGAAAAAGCCTGGAAGCCAGCCGACGCAGCTCCAAGCGTAATGGTCCCCGTGCCGGTGGTCGTGGTGGTTGTTCTAACCCGATCTCTAACGACAAAAGCCATGATTAATCCTTATCCTGAAGACCCGATGACTGTCCAGTCGGTGCCATCTTCTGATGTATTTACGTTAACCCAAGTACCAGCAGATTGCGAGTCGTTGACGTTTACCCAATCGTTGGACTCGTATGTATCTATTATCGCCCATCCCAGCCTTCCAATAAAGGTGTCTGCGGCCTCCACTGACTCGGCAATCTGAGCTAAAAGTGCCCCAGCAGCGTCAGGCGAATCGGATGATTCAACGGAATTTATCACCGTCACTGCGGCACCGATGTTGCCCAATGTATCGTCAAACAATACTACGGTATCTCTAAATTGGCTGTTGACTACGTATAAAGAGCTTGTTGCATCCGATCCTTCAGCCTGCTCAAGAATAGTGACGCCTACATCGTACCCAGCAGCCGTCTGGTCTGAACCTTCAGCAGACTCGGAAATGTCGGTATCTGCTACAAAAGACACAAAGAAGAAGTCTGCCCCCTCTGCGCTCTCTGAAATAAACTGTCCGTAAACGGGGGTTCCAACAATCTGGTCAGAGGCTTCAGCGTCTTCAATAATAAACGTCGGTATCGGCTTAACCGCAACAATAACGTCCTCGGCCTCAACAGATTCAATGATTGCGGCGCCAATCGTATAAACCGCACTAATGATGTCTGAGGCTTCAACGCTTTCTGCCAGGGCAGACTCAAGAATAACTCCGGCCTCGACAGTCTCAGAAGCCTCAACCGACTCATCAATTACGCCGGATAAAAGAAGACCGGCATCAACGGTTTCGGATGCTTCAGCCGATTCAGAAATTAAAAGCCCACTAAGTATTGCGTTAGTCGTTATTACGTCTTCTGCTTCTACGTCCTCAACAATGTCAACATAGAAAGTAAACGGCCCAGTGGGTATTTCAATTGTAGAAAACGGGAACTCTGAGTAGGGCGAGAACCCAAACATGCTTTACTCTACAGCAATCAGCTCAGACTCTTTAAACCAGCGGCTTTGTTCAACACCGTCAGCGTCCGTCCAATAAATAAGGCAGAAAATGTCTCCATTCTCATCCATACGAAACGCTGATACGGGTCCTTGCGGAATCACCCCCCGGTGTTTAACCTCTTGCCCTTTTGTAAACTGCGTTGCCATTTAAGTCTCCTTACAGAGCGTTAAGGTTAAAGGTGTAGGTGACTTTGATCGTATCGCCACTTACAACTGAACGATCACCTGGCGACTGAAAGTCAGCGGCTGAGAACAAAATGCCCGATGTGCCACCTTTGGTGTTGTCCGATGTTAGGAAAGCACCGCCAATCGTGGTTGTAGCGTTCATCGAAAAATCAGCGGTTGAAGCTGAGTTACTGATAACCGACGGGTCTGCGGCAGTTGCAGAACCAAACGTACAAGTCTGGCGAGTCGCCTCAGTGTAATCGGTGTTTTCTGTCCAGCCAGCATGGGAAGACATGGTGTCACTAGCAGCAGGATCGTTGGAAGCAGCGGCTCCATAAAGGCCGATATACCAGGCTGCGGTGTAGGCTGACCCGGTAAAATACTTAGTGTTCATATCTTGGAGGCCGACGTTAACCACGAGGTTAGGCGACTGGGCTTCCCACTTAAGGTTGCCGTCTTTATCCAGGCAACGGACAGTAAACACGCCGCCTCCACGAAGACCCTCAAAAACGCCCTTACCCTTCTGTACGGCGCTAGACACAAGGTCCGTGCTTGTTGCTTTTTCTTTAAACATGACTAACTCCTATGAAAGTCGAATAAGCGCATCCGTGGACGACGCTGTTGGAAACGTAACCGTAAATGTAGTAGTGGAGGTCTTATCTGACCCAAAGTCAAGGACACAAATTGCAGGATTGGCTGACCCGTCATACTTATAAATTAAAGCTCCCCTGGCTGTAAAGGCAGCTGTTACCGTTGCATCCACAAAGCTAACAAAGGAAACGTTGTTTGCTGTACCGGTTTCCGTTGTCAGGGTTACGCCACCAGTGGTATATCCACTTGCAGATACTTCGCCAGTGGTCCCATTGTACGTAGATGTTTCTTCATTGAGGGATGCACTGTTTGTGTACAGAGCCATTTTGATGGTGTTTGTACCAAAATCAAAATCTCCAGCTATTAGGCCAGATTTAAATGAATCACAGGTGTAATTGCCGGTGAAAGCCATCAGGTCACCGCCATTCTAAATTGACCAGAACGGTAAGCATCGCGACGCTCCATACCATCACCCAGGCGTTTGGCAAGCAACATGGCTTCATCGTACTTTTTAGTATAGAACGCAATTATGTCAGGCTCACCCTTCATGTACGTATATGCTTCGATTAACGCCCCGTAAAGCAAAACCGAATCAAAGTTATCCCCAAGCCAAGTTGTTGATGCAGTAGTAATAGACTCAGGGTAGTAATAGAAGTGCAGCTCAACACTGTATTCAGCATCTGGTGTTGGCCCCAAAATAGCAGAGAGTTCATTGGTGATTGTTGGAGTAGCTGGTGGAGTTGCGTTTGTTGTCGTGGGTCCAAACAATGCATAGTATTCAGGCTTTCCAGTCGTGCTTGGCGATGGGTACGACTCTCTAATAAAGTTTACGTCTTTATTAAGTAGGTAGTGGTAATCACCATCACCGTCAATAACAGCTAACGAATACACCGCTAAAAAATCAGATGGAAGCGATAAGTACTTATTGCCGTTTGAAGTCGTACCCGTCATGTTTTTACGTAGTGACGGAAACTGTACCGAGTTATAAATACGCTGTTCGGCCTGGGTAATAAACGTATCAATCTGCTGCTTTGCAGTAAAAGACGTAGTACCCGAGCCTGTGCTGGATGCAAAGGTTCCACTGGGAAAGTCGTTCTCGACGTACCCCTGGATGGTTGTAAACAGCGTAGCGTAGTTCATTTAGGCCATCGGTCCTCGGGCCATCACGCCCTTTGTTGCTGCACCAGTGCCACGAATCTTGATACCTGAAGTCTTAGTGTCGTCTTTGCCAGGATCGCCAAAACTTACTCGACCAGCGGGTGTGCTACATGTGTATTCATTAGCAGCTAGCGTGTTAGGATCAGGTGGGCGGCTTACAGCCTTTTGAGCGTCTTTTTCTGTAATTTTACTCCCACGCATCGTGTGGGGTGTAGCATACAGCGCACCGCTTCCTACCTCTTTACCCATCATTTTTTTACTGTACTTAGCCATTATCGACCCCTTCCGGCTGAACGTTGGTTCATTGGTTTAGCTTTGCTAGGACTAGGCTTTTTCATGCTCTTACCATGCATAGCTTTTTCATGGCCTTTAACTGCTTTTCTGGCCTCTGTCCTGCAAACACCGCGAACTTTTTTAGTTTCCATGCCCTACTCCTAAACTGTTGTAACCGTTACTGAACCTAGGGTAATCCCTAGAACCAAATTATTAGGCGTTAATCCCGCATCGTTTGCTCTAGAACCGCCGACAGGCGCCCAACCCCATTGGATAATTCTACTACCGCCTTCTGAATAACCAAAGCCTAATGGTGCAGTGCTGTTAGTAAGTAGTACCTGTAACCCATTATTGCCTGAAACTCTATAGCTAACATCTGGCCTTGGTCCTTCCACTGCCTGTGGATCATTAACTGGGTACATCCCCAACTGCAACTGAGGCTGATCAGGGTCCCAACACTCTGGGCAAACTTTAATCTTATATGGTCGTGTTTTAACTGTCTGAGTCTTAAGCTGCTTAAGCATATATCTCTGGGCGCACCGGTCGCATTCCGCAATTGCAAACTTACCAGAGGCAAACTGATTAGGCATGATTTAACCTGCGTAAAACAAATTTCTAGGAACGATACGTAATGGCGCTGTCTCTCTATCCTCAGAAGAGGCTAAAGTCCACTGTTCTTCGTAGTGCATTTTTAGCATCTGTATGCGGTCTGCTGGCACACCTTCCAGTTTTATAGCTAAATAAAAAGCCAGTCCAGCAACCAAACAAGGGAGGAGTCGAAACGGAATATCTTGGGTGTTTATACCGTTCCCCGCATCCTGCATCCTGCGTAGCCTCCAGTACACAAATGTGTACTGATCCCCAGGCGCATTTGGCGTAGGCCACAGATTCACGCAAGGTAAATTTTGTACCGAGATAGCGTCACCCAAAGTATGGATTGCTGCGGTTGTGCCGTTCTGTCCTCTAGCACAGTTTAAGAGTTGATTATTTGTAATGTCTACGTTGGGATAGCTAATTGTTTCGTTACCAATCTTAATAAACCCAGCAGCCGCTAAGCCCGATACATTAGATACTGTAATCGTCGTAGCTGTCGCTGTGATGCTGGCTCCAAGTGTTACTGATGTTGTATTTGTCTCCCCAGACTGGCGGTTAAACCAATACTGAATGGGGCGCCCTTGAGTTAGCTTGTTAGGGATCGACGAATAAGTTGGCTCAGCGATGTTGCTGATATTGATGTCTGACTGGTTAGTCGTAGCATTATTCTGGCGAATCACCGTGTCCAGAAGCTGAATTGTGTCGTTAGGGACGGGGTAAATAGCCTGCCCAGTCACCAGAGGAATCGCACCTTGCTCCATCGTCCAGAGGTTAATACCTCGGTTTGCCCACTCAATCGTCAGCAGGTTAAGGCTCCGCCTAGCAGTACGAAGATCGTAGCCAGTACGCAGTTCTTTTCCGCAACGCTCAAACGACTCTTCAACGAGGTTATTGAGGTCGAGGTTAAAAACAGAATTGCCGGAAGTTGTCATTTCATCTTCTTAAGTGTTTGAGCTAACCGTGCTCGTTGGCCCATCTTTCCAGGCTTTTTGGCTGCTGCGGCTAGTTTCTTTGCAGGTATCTTTTCGCCCTTTTTAACCCCCAACGAACTACGTAAAGCACCGGGCTTTTTAATTGCATCTTTGATCCATTCCTTAGCCATTATCTAAACCCCGCTGTCTTCTTTGCAATTCTCTTAGGTTGAGCAACGAACTGCTTACCCTTAGCTTTACCTGCCCGTTTTGCCCTGGAAGTAGCTGCATATTCGGCGGAAGATAATGACTTAATGGCTGATTCTGGTAAATAGCGCTCACCAGTGGCCTTTGGCCCCTGAGTAGAGGGTTTTCCACTCTTAGTCCTCCATTTTTGGTCAGTCCAATTTTTAAGACTCTTCTGAGGCGCTTTCATACTCTTCTCTAGCTTCATCCTTAAGAACTTCTTCTAACTCTTCTCTAGCTTCATCCTCAAGAACTTCTTCTAACCCACAAGTGCAAGGACCATCCTGCATTACCAAACAATCTTGTCTATGTTTAAAGGCGGGAATAAAAGGAATGGTCTTTAATCGAAAGTCTTCAATATTAATCACGATAACCTCCTCCAGATTTTTTGTACTGCTGAGCCAACATTTGTGCCTTGCGGGCGCTCCATTGCCCTGGATTACCGCCTTTACCACCTGCTTTGATCCGCTCAAAAAGAGCTTTTCTCATTCCGGGTTTAGTGTAGTTGCCAGCCTCGTTGACCCGAGACTTGACCTTTCCACCCTCTTTGTATTGGGTGAACTTATCTCCGTCCTTCCGTTTAGCCTTTTTAGCTTTAGGCATCTTGGAGGGACGGACTGCGCCCATACCCCGGCTCGGCATCATTTAGCAGGCTCCGCCTGACTTCATCTTAGCCATACCGCCGTGAGCCATCATTTTTCCTTTGGTTTTGCCTTTTTTAGCAACACCGTCAGCGCGACCGGAAGCTGAACCCATCTTTGGCTTGGCGGTAGCAACTTTGCCCATCTTAGAAGCCTTTTCGGACTTCATCATTTTAGCCATACCACTTTTTTTCATAGGCATCTTGTTCATATCATTTTCCTTTATAAGTTAGACCATTTTTCCACGGGTTTTGCCTTTTTTAGCACACCCATCGGCTCGTTTAGAAGCCGAAGAGACCATACCGCCTTTTTTCATACCATATTTATTTTTTTCACCAAATTTTTGTTTCATCGTATTACGCATACGTTCAACAGACGTAGCTCCAGGGGCAACCTTTACTGGAGTAGATTCAGCTTTGGGTCTACCTCTATTGGCAGCGGCGCTTCGTCCGGGTTTTCGAGCCTCAGTTTTAGGAGCCTCAGTTTTAGGAGCCTCAGTTTTAGGAGCTTCAATTTTGGGGACTTCTTTTTTAGCAGGAGCTTCAGCTTTAGGAGCTTCTTTTTTAACAGGAGCAGGTTTTTTTAAAGGGCCAGCAACTGCCGCTTCCCGACGCTCACGCTCACCTACTTGACCCTGCGTAGACGCATAAGTAGGCCGTTTTGCTGCTTCTTCTACTGCCTCACGACCAAAACCACCAAATTGATCAAGTTCTTCATCCTCATCCATACCACCGTTTTTAGGAACTATTTTAATAGGCATTTCTATCTCCTTGCCGCTAGGGCGTCAATTTTCTTCTCAAGCCGCTCAAAGCCACTGTCGAAGTGTTCACGAATTTTGTCTAAATCTGCACGTACTTCAGCGCGGGTAATGTGGTCACGGGCAACTTCTTCACGAGTTTTGTTCAGCAGAATGCTAATTCGCTGAAGCTCATCAAACTTGCCCTTAAGCATAAACACCATGACCCCCACTATCGCACTGAGGACGACGTTCCAAAGCATCATTTCCATTTAACATTTCCATGCACGTAAGGATTTGTTGATACGGGAGTTAGGATCGTTAGCGGTCTTAGCAGATGTGAGCTTTTTCTTCATACCTGACATCCGAGCGCAAAACGATTTTTTCCTAGCACCGCCCTCTGGCTGCGGGGCTTTAAGTCCGGGTTTACCCGGATTAGCCTTGTTGTAGGAAGCTCGACCCTTGGCGTTTAAACCGCCCTTAGGGTTTTTACCTTCCTTACGTTGCCATGCTGGAGACTTAGCCATAGAACACCGTCACACCAGAAGCACCGTTGATGTCGAGATAAACGCCGTTCTCACATAAAATCCCTTCACCAGGGATATAGACGTTGTACTGTCCAACAACATCACAGGGAAGAGTTAATGCCGCAGTTCCTGAAGCCGCAGATGCGTTGTCATAAAGAATAATGTCTGCGCCAATAGTTGTGACTGCGTAAAACACACCCTTAATACGTGCCCTGTAAGCAACGAGGGCTGCATCTGCTGTTGCAAATGCTGACTTTACGTCATATTGCATACCCATGCGGGCCTCCTAATTAGGAATCAGCAAACGGGGTAGCAGGAGTTCCAGTGCATAGCACAACGCCCTGAACCATGTATTTGGCGCTAGAAAGAGCCGTGATCTGGATATACGAACCCGCCACACCGCCCGTGGTGCTACCGTTTAGGTTAATTGCGTCGTTAGTAGCGCCAGGAGCAAAGCCAGCCATTGCACCCGAAGAGTCCGTGTCAACAGTTAGGACTGAGCCGGTGTACTTGTCCGTGCCATCTGTAACAATCTTTAGGCTACTAGTAGCAACCGTAGTGGGTACGAAAAACGTAAAGACTGCGCCTTGATTGTTAGGAGTGGTTGAAGCAGTCCCAGGACCAGCGCTGTCTGGATCGGCAGTTACGTTAACTGCGGGAAGTGTAATAACAAGATTTGAGGCTAGAGTGCCGCCAGCCGTAATAATCTTGCCAGCATGAGACGCAACAGTCAGTGTTGTGTTGGCAGTAATGTTTACAACATTATCTGGACCAGTAGTAATAAACCCATTAAGAGACCGAACTGGCCCCTGAAAAGTAGTACGTGCCATTATAGACTCCTTGTGTAGTAGCACATCCTCATACCGTCTCTACTAAGTCTGCTAGGTCAGTCGGTATGAGTAAAAATTCCTAGACTCAAACTGCAAAATACACCAAAAAGAAAGGGGGCACAAGGCCCCCCATCTTTTATCCCTGAGAACCGTACATACCCAGAGGATCAGACCAACCGAAGCTATAACGCTCGCGGCTCTTGTAACGAACGTTGCCGGTGTCAAAGTCACCGTCCATCGAGTTCTGAAGCGGAGTACGTACAAAGTGCTTCATACCGTTAGGAACGTCAGTTGTAAGGAACCACGCGTTCGTGTCCGTCAAGAAGTTGTTAACGGTGTATCCACCAGGGATCGAACCGTTGTTCTTGATGGCGTTGATGTCGTTATCAGCCGTACCAACACGAAGCTCAGTCTCAAGAAGACGAGTAGCCACGAACTGGAGTGCGGGAGGAATAACGAGTTTCTTGGGCTTAGCGGCGATCAGCAATCCACGCTCGTCCGTCCAAGCAGCGATTTGGATCACTGCGTTCTCAAGAGAAGTCTCGTTGAGATCGGTCGGAGTTGAGGGGATGTTGCTGTTAGAACCACCAGACACGAGGGGGTGGGCGTTAGAGAAGAGAGCGACGCCGTCGCCACCAGCGTAGTTGGAGTCGAAACCGTTGTTAAGAACGGCAGCGGCTTTAACTTGCTTAGTATAGGACATAGCACGAGCCAGGGCCTTGGTGTAACGAGCAGACAAGCTGTCGTACAGGTTGTCCTCGATGGCCTCTTCGGTCAGCGAGAAACCCAAAGCAATGGTTTCGTGGTTATAACGGGCGGTCCAAGC